AACCCGGCGCCTATAGTTATAACGGGAAATCCAATTTGAGAAACCGGGAAATCCAATTTGAGAAATTTACAATGAGGGAAAACGGATCGAATTGTGTTTAAAAAAAACAGTAGGTTTTTGAAAAAACAGATCGTTTTGTGTTGATAAAAACAATCGGTTTTTGATAAAAAAGATGTGATGCCGCTCTCTACTTGTACTGTATATAACACGAAAAATTGCGATGGATGTATGCATTACGTTGATTTTAGAGCACTTACAAGGACAAGGGCGCTTGCTTTAGCCAGGTACTAAAATAACAATCAAGCCGAATAACATGGATATGTTATAACGCAAGGTTCGAATCCCTTGTAGTCTGTCACAACATCTGAGAATCCAACAGAAGTAAAACCATCAACAGTATTAATTGCAAAATATACATTACCGGTTGAATAAATATACATTGCTCCTGGAAATTTCTCCCCTTGATTAATAACAATTAAAGGCACCCATAATGAATAGCCCGGTCTTATACTCGCGGGTAGATTACCACTAAGGTCACTAATAGTTGCGCTTTTTGATAACCCTATAACACCAGCCATCACCAATCTAATTATATCAGGCACACCGGAAGATGATGATACTTCCTTTCTATATCTGCAAGTGCAGTTTTGAGTTGTAGCAAATTGAGTGTCTGGAAACACCAATTGAAAAACATCTTCAGAAATTCCCAAAACATGATTAACTGGATGAATTCTTGATCTTTCGTTCCCGTCATGTACGTGACTAACCTGATTAGCAAGTGGTAATGCCCCAGTAACATGTGCTGCATTGGCTAAGTTTATCAGCCCCCTCTCTGTGCCGTCATGTACGTGGCTAACCTGATTAGCAAGTGGTAATGCCCCAGTAACGTGTGCTGCATTGGCTAAGTTTATCAGCCCCCTCTCTGTGCCGTCATGTACGTGGCTAACCTGATTAGCAAGTGGTAATGCCCCAGTAACATGTGCGGCACTAGCTAAATCAATTTTGCTAACATGGCCATCATCACTACCGCCGTCATGAACATGGCCATTTGTGGTATTATAGATGCTATTTAAAAAACTTGCCGTTACAATCGTCCCATTTATGAAATTTGTTTTTGCCATATTTTTTCCCTTCTTATGTAAAAGTCGAGTTTTTAAAACCTAATTAATTATTGTTTAAACCACATTTACACTTTGTTAAACCTCTAAAAACCAATAACGAAAATCAACACCTACAGGTTTTAATTTGTTAAATGTTCTCTCAAGCTCTCCTTGAGCTATAACCGGATCGGTATAAATTTTTACCAGGTGATCTTGTTGGTCACCGTTTGGATCCCATACCTGATCGCCAGCCACTGAATAGTCTGCTCTAAACGGCACGCAAAGCACACCCTCTTCAAACACAATCCTTGGGGGAGTTGCACCCAATCCATAATTGTATCCCAAAGCATACGCCAGGTTTTTAAAATAGGCTACCGACAACCCTCCCCTTGCCCTCAATGCCGCTACGATAGCATCTCTACGCTGTGCCAATGTTAGGGTATTGTCTGTAACAATTCCTGTAAGAACCTCCCAGCTTGCAAGCAACCCTGTAATCGTCGCTGTGTTCGGAAACATTTCATTAAATAGGTTGATCGCGTCGTTGTCAACAGTATCTAATTGCAGCCCCAATATTTTTAGTCTTAAATGTGCGTTTGATTCCAACCCGTATAATATTGGAAACAATTTGTCATACTGACCCAATTGAACGAGTCTCGGATAATGTTGTCCCATTTCAAATACCGCCGTTACTGTTATATCGTATGTAATATTGGTGTCTCTACGCAGTTGTGTAGTAACACCGTCATCCCATTTTTTAAATATATACCCTGCTTCAGGTATTGCAACCACCTCAGAGCCAGAACCATATTTATCTACCTTCTGTACTGTTTCTCCAATTACAAAACCACCAACGGTATGATAATACATTAACGTAAATTCTATAGTTCCAATCGCTCCTAACAATATTTCTCCCATATCATCAGTAGGAGAATATTTTAAAGCATAAATGTCAATTCCGACATTTTTATTATCGTTGGCTATTATATCATCTAATAATACTACACCAATGCCACCGCACCTATCCAACGTTATAGAATACCATTCGGTCATAGACCCAATATTAATAACCCCTGATTCATTCACTCCTGCTATGTTTGACATCAAGATAATAGAATCAGTATAATAATCTATTTCTAGTTCTTGTGCCGTACCCACATTAACAGTATCAGCAAATAACGCTGTAATGTCACCACAAAAATCAGGCAAAAAATCTTCTAAAAAAATTTCGGTTGCTGGTGAGTCAGCCATATTTTACGTCAATTCTTCTGAATATCTAAAAAGAGTACTTGGATTATTTGCACTATTTATTTTTATATATTGAATACCATTTTGTAGTGTTCGAGTATCCAGCATTTGTGCCATTGTACTATAAATTAATACATAATTATTATATCGTCCATAAGCACGATTTTGCCCCAACTCCGAATCAGAATAGTAATCGTCCAAGTTTGGCCTTTTATATTCCATTATAATAGGTCTCATGCAGAGATAGTCACCGTCATCTGTTACCGTAATCCGATCCAATGATTCTAATGTTCTATTTAATATTGATCCCAAATAACCATTAAAACCACTACTCTCCCTATAAAATGGATGTGGACTGTATGACACATATGGTATTCTGCCCCAAACAAATCTATGGGGATATGCTCCTATTCTAGCCCCACTTCCCATGTCGTTGTTTAACGTTTGCAGTGTTATTGTATGATTGACTATATCGTGTGCTGTACATTTTACATAGTTCACCCTGTTTTTTCCATTGAAGTCATATATATAATACCATTTATTAACCGTGAAAAGTGCCGCTTCATCGACATCTAACTGGATAACTACATTAGAACCGGCTGTTGCGGCAGATTGCAATGTCCCTATAACTGTATCTGCCTCACAAAAACCTGTAACTGACGTCCATGTATCAATTCCCAAATATGTCCACGTGGTTGTGACTCTTGAAGCAAATAAAGCGCACTCATCTCCCGCTGAAAAGTAATATGCAAAATTACCAGAATCAACAGTTGTAATTGAGCCATAATTCCAGGCTCCATTTAAAATTTTATTTGTTGTATCAAAAGATAACCAATACCCCAAATTAACGGTTGCAGAAATTAGTGTTGTATACCCAACAGATAAAATTATTGTTGTATTATCATTTATTCCCGATGGCACTTTGTTTGATACAACAATATAGGGGCCTTGAAGAACAAACGTATGTGTACCACTTCCTGATGACGTTAGATTAATCGGTGTTACGCTCTCTATACATGTATCCTTGTTCAAATATAATTCGAAGGTATCATTATCAATTTTACGCAGTCTATAGGTTGCATTATTTGTCAATCCACCAATGACAGTACCTGTAGTTGAGTATATAACAACCTCATTCGTATAAAATCCATGCCCCGTTATAGTTATACGTTCCGTCGATGTATTAACAGCCTCTACTGTTTTAGGTACAGGATTTGCAGACTTATCCAACAATATTTGCCATCCCGGCCCGCCATTCGCCGGAGTTTTTACTATCCACGCTTTAAACTTAGCCAAATACCCTTCTACGTCAACATCACCAAATCCCCGCCCAGTGCATGCTCCTGATTCATTTTGAAATATCATATTTTTGTCTTTTCAGATTAAGCTTGTTTTCACTTCGCCGTTATCTTCAGCCAAAACGACCTGTCGTAGTGCCGTCCCGCAGCAGTAACAATTCGATTTGTCACCATATATCTACTACCCGCAACTCCCCCAGACAACCATACAGTTACTCTTTTCGAGGTGTTTATAGTTGTGCCAACCGTTAATCCAGGACTCACTACTATTTGGCTGGTTACTATCGTATCCAATAAACTGTCCATCTCTTTAGACCAGTCAAAGTAATAGTCGAGATTTTCAGTCTGTCCCTTTTCTTTAGTTATCATATTTAATAGTTTGCCTGACATAACAGCCAGGCAAACCCTTTCATCGTTCGAAATTCAAAAATTACGACGCGCTTGCTGAACAGACAACCGTTACACTCAGCGTATCGCCGTCATCAATAGTCTTATTACCTGCGGTAAACGCTCCCCCGCCGTATAATATTCCCGTCGTTCCACTCTTTGCATTACCAGTCGTAACAAACAGCCCGCCAATGGTAGTGCTATTTGTTGATATCGTAAAAACGGCTTTGCTAGCACTATTGTCAACAGATTTGCCCGACACCGTACCGAGTACGAGCGTCTGTCGAACACTCTCGTCATACGCTACGACTTCCGTCCATCCGGCATGTGACGCCATTGTGTCTGCCGCTGCCACCACAGGCGTAGCAGCAGTTAAGCCAACATAAAATGCCGCAGTATACGAACTGCCCTTGAGATGTTTGTCCAACGAGTCGTTCAGACCTACATCTACAACCAGGTTGTGAATAACATCAATCCATTTCAGTTTTCCGTTTTTATCACGGCATTCAACTGTATAAAGATTTTCTAATGCCTTTTGAAAAGAAACTCCTATCGGTTTCATATCACCTCCGATTATAATGTTAGTAAATAGTTCTGTTTTCTTTATCAATTAATACTATTCTGTTATCAATTTCAATTGTGATTGTTCTTCCTGCAGGCGTTATAATTGTCACCAATATTATCTGGCCGTCGTATATAATATCCCGAATGGTTGTAAGGCTCAATCCGGCCATGACCACGGCATTAGCAATTGCGGTCACTGATAGCTGTTTTATCAATGTGGCAGATGCCTCGGCTGTACTTGCGGAGCTAGCCCCAAGAGAGGCTTGTCTGTTTATTATAACGGAGCCGTGTAAATCAGCGTTAAAATTACATGTAATATTTTTTGTTACAGCGAGAGATAAAGCTTCCTGAAGCAGCAAGGACCTGTTAGAAACAAGGGCTTTTTGAATAGCCAGGCTTGCCGATGCGCCGGATGATGCGGTTGCCGACGAAACTATTGCCCGAAGATTGGAAATTGATACCGATCCTGACGCCTGCGCATATCCTATTGAAATGATCGATTTCACAATCCCAAGGCTTGCCTGTGAAATAGTCGAAGCAGACGCGCTGGCGCCAGCGCCTAACGTCTTTCCCAGTGACGCTTCGAGTTGATAGAGATTTCCCGTGGTTGCCGCCAGCCCCAGCATATATGCAATGGTAGCCTCCGCCAGAGCCAGCGCCAATACAGTCGATACGACCGATCGGCTGTTTGATAAAACAGAAAAGCCCAGACCTGCAACTATTGCGTCAATTGTGGCTTGTGCTATACGGGATAATGCTACTGATGAAAAAGATTGCCCCTGAACAAGACTTTCTATGGAGAGCTTATTTCCCAACGATGTAATGCCGAGAGTTGTACATGCAGCCTGAGCAGAAACAACAATTTCTTTTATTAATTCTTCTGTAGATAACGTCTGAGCAGATTCTACCGTATTTATGTTATTATATTTAGAAAGTTCGTGCTGACCGTTTGCTGATGCAATAGATGATGCAGAGGCCAGGCAGATATGCGACAGAGTCAACAGGCCGAACGCATTTGAAGGCGCTGAGTTGGAAACCGCATTTATTTTCGTTAGGCTTGTTTGAGCCAATGTTTCCACACGACCAGTCCCATTGACCGACGAAATTTTTGAAATCGTTGCATCAACGTCATAGTTAGTCGGCCCTGCGATAGTCAGAGCGCCGAACCTGTACGGAAATAATACATTAGATAATCGTATAGCCATTAGAAAACCATGACCGTGTCCCCGTCAGCAAGGGCGGCAGAAAGTGTGTCTACAGTCAATCTGACATGAGTGGTTACGACACTGGATGCCGTTATTCTCTTCACCTCATATTTATTGTTCCCGCCCGATACCTTAATCCACATATCCTTATATGCATTGGTTGTCGCATCTGCCAAACCAGTGCCGGTAACCTCGAATTGAGTGGTCGTTGGAGTAAAATCCGCATCCTCAACAACCCCCTCCAAAACCAGATCTGAAGAGCGTTTAAATTTTCCAATAGCTCCGGTGTCCGATAGTTGTGAATCTCCTATTGACGCAGCAGCAAGCGGCACTCCTGTTAGTTGAAATTGTAAATTGCATGGTGCCGCACCCGTCGCTCTTAACTGTATTGTCACTCCTGTAGACCCTGCCGCAAAAATGTTGTCGGGAAGATGTATTTCGTATACACCCGGGGCGGTAGTATCGTTTAATTTTTTAAATCCGAGTTTGTCATTGGTAACGTCAGTATCCCAGGTGCCGAGTGTGGTAATGTCAACCATTGTCAACTGAGTCAGCGCCCCGCCTGCGCGTACATAATACGCAGTAATATCACTGTATATCAGTGCAGTTTTACCGCCTCCGACTGCCGATGCATTGTCAGAGATGAATACATGGTCAATAAAACTTGTTATTCCTGAAGGAATTGCTTTTTTCATAGGCTTCTATCCATTCATTCCACCAGCCATATCCGGCTGAATTAAAAGGGGAATATTGATATTGCTGATTACCGGCATGACGCCACAAACCTTTGTTGCGTCGTCAGTCCAGGTTCCACCGGACTTTCTGGTCGTTTTGTTTATTATGACGTCTGATCCAAACAGATTGGCTTTTACTGCGGCCTCATAGCCGGTTGGATAGGTGTAGTCGCGGTAGGTTCCAGTCGTTGTACTGGTTGGTAAAACTGACACCCTATATGACTCTCCCGCCGTTGCATTATAAGCGGAACTGAAATATTTCCGGGTGATTCCCACGTTAGCGTTTATTCTCCGATTTACAACAACAGATGCCGTTAGCGTTGACAATCCATAAAATTTAACGTCAACCGCGCCATCTACATCACCGACAAATTCAACTCCGATAACTGTATGGTCACGTTGTGCTGTACAAACATTTCCGATTTCGTCCGGGGTTGTGCTGGTATCCACGGATAAAGAAGTAATGTAGCATGGATTTTTAATTGAATAATTTAGGAAGGTCCCGTCTGTCGATTCCAGGGCAAACGCAATTAACTGATTTCCTGCGGAGTAGGTGCTGCCCAGATATGTATTGCGATATAGATTACTCACAGTCTGACGTACACTCGCACTGCCGACAGTAAGAGAATCGCCGCTTTGAAAATTTGTATTCCCCGCAACAAAAAAACATTCCTCTCCCATGGCGGGAGTATAATCACTTGACAATTGTATTCTGTACCACCCACTTGTACTTATTGAAGCAGTTCCGTATGCACTGTTTCCGGATCCCAAAATTGCATCTGGATATGAGGGCAGCGATCCGTCGTTTATACTTTTCAGGGACACCATTACATCCCCGGTATTTCCAACTGTCGAGAAATAAATGTGAATATACCGGATAGGTTTTGATTCCCAGAAAGCGATTATTTGTGATCCAAATTCCCCGTTTGCATCAATAAGAAAATCGTTTGTAGTAAACAAGCAAGTGTTGATTTCGCTGATTGGTCTGCCTAATAGAGTTGTTAACATCAAAACTCCCATTCCTGATTGACAAGCGCTGCCTTTATTTGTGCCAAGGTTTGCGCTCCGGCTTTTTTTATGGTTGAATACATCAGCACAAACACGATTTCTTTTCGTTCTAAAGAGTCAACAAACGATACAATGTTTTTTAGTTCTTCTGAATAATAACGAGTTGTTGTATCGTCTATTAACATTTTGAAAACAGTGTGACCGCATGGTTTTGTGACATCCAGACATTTTACTTTCATATTTACAACTCATCATTTTGGATTGATTATTTTATTTAGTTAATTTAAAAAGATATTTTATACAATGTAAACCCACACAAGTCCTGGAATCACCTTTTCTCCGTCGCCGGTATCATAGTTTACCTCGGGATTGAGTATCACAACAGTTTCAGCTCCAGCCTCGTCCATAAGCGCAGTTAATCGCGACAAGGAAATCGTCTGTCCTATTTTGCTGGCGTCAATATATGATTTTATAATATCCTCTAGCGCAAACTCTGATATAGCGAAATTTCCCGTTACTTCTATATGAACGTCCATCGGCGTTAATGTCACAGCCTTGTATTCATTATCCCATATTCCCAGCGGCCGCTTCTCGTTCTCGATTTTGGTTTTGGCATCGTCTGCTATTACATCCGTACAGCCGCCGAGCATCTTCCAGTATATGGTATCGTCGAAGGGCACATGGCCGTAGTGATCCAATCGTGCAACATAAATATTTTCAGCAGTATCGTATGTGTGTTTAACGTGATCGCCTATCTGATACATAGTGACGACGTCCCATTGTGGAAACTCAGACCAATCAGAGAGCAAGTACAGATCGACGCTTCCGGGGCGTCTGTAATTTTCTACGACATTTGCATCAACAATCCTTTCTGTAAAATTCGCAAGCGCCAAATTGTGGTGTGTTCGCACCGTTTCCTTTGCCCAGTTTATCCAATCGTTTTTATTTCCTCCTGCAGGAGGTTGTTGTATTCGTGTCAGTGTTTTTTCTATGACGTCTGAGTCGGTATCCGTCGATAATCTGGTTATCCCAAATATTGCTGCCCATTTGTTAATAGATGGTGTCTTGGCACCAGATAAATTTGGCAGCGCCTGCTGTTCGGTATATTTCAGCCTGTAATATATGCCCTGAAGAGCAGACGCCAGTACCGACGAGTCAATAAAAGTCATACTGCCCTTGCTTATATCAATAGCATTGTTATCTCTGTCCACTTGCCCCGAATAATCCGTAAGTAGGCTTTGTAACAAGTCATCTATTGTCGGTACTATAAAAGACATCGCTTCCTCTCCCTGTTAGGGTTGGGGCACGTTTCAAACGTGCCCTTACTGGTTGGGGCACGTTTCGATCGTGCCCTTACTGGTTGGGGCACGTTTCAAACGTGCCCTTACCTTTTATACTACGTCATACCATAGTGCGTATGTTATCTGTTGTTTGTTGCTTTTAGTCACTTCGATATCCAGATTTATCCGCGTTTTTATTTCGTCATTGAATGTCGCAGTAACTTTTGCCGCAATTATCAATCCTGTTTCAACAATCCATTTTAAAGATTCTTCAACCCACATTTTAGCATAATTCAATGATCGTTCGTTCCTTTTGTAATTTGCCTTCAGTTCGTACATCCGGGACCCGAAGGTTGGATCATTGAAACGAAAACCTTTGGGCGTCATAATTGATATCCATATATTGTTATAGAGGCTGTCGGCATATACAAATTCAATATCCGCACTGGCATCTGATTCCGTTACAAAGCCAATCTTTCTGTCTACCGACATTATTTTGCCTCCACAACGGACGTCGCATGCAATTCAGCGCTAAAACCGGTGCTAGGGCCTGTTACCCCTGTACCTGCCGTGACGCCGCTATGCGAATGGCTGTTTAGTAATGATATGACGTCTTCGGTAATTAATTTTTTAAGATCGCTGCTGCCGCCGAGCTTGAGAGCGTTCGCATATACAACTACAGGATCGCTCGCATGGATTTCAATTCCTCCATTTGCATGGATTTCAATACCTCCATCACTTTTCATTTTAATATAATTGTCGGTTTTGCTATATAATACCGCATCACCCTTATCCAGAGCCAACCTGTACCGGGTGTCGTCGCTACATACGATAGTAATATCATTTCCCTGGCGAAGAGCAAGTACGTCCGTATCTACCCGAGGAGCGCTTTGCAGACCATACTGCTGCATCACCCGCACGGTGTCCATTGTCTCGTCCGGACGCGCGGATATTCCCGCAGTCATCAAACTGCTGACGCCGGCAGTGATATTTTTTATCTTCCCACGCACCATGGATACCACAGATTTCATTACACAACTCCCGGATAGCTGAGTGTTATCTCTGTTAATATACCGCTATTCTTGTCAAGTTTTTTTCTAACCGAGTATAGTAGCAAGTCGCCCGTAAAATTGATTTTTTTGTCTTTCACCGACGCAATGGTATTGACCTCGAAAACAACACCGTTCTGACTGTGGCCTGACACAGTATAGACTATTTCAAAAGAGCCGCGCCTCTGCTGAGAGATCAGGCTATCGCCAAACGTCTCAAGCGCCGTGTTATCGTTGCGCGATACTACCAGCCGTTTGTCGAGAGGTGCAGTATCGTCCGTAAAGACTTTTTTAAAATTGTCGCCGTCGGAGGTCTGGCCGGTGACGATTATATTTCTGTAGTGCTTAGTGCTATTATAGTAGGAGTCGGAGCTAATTATATGCGAGTGATTTACATATTTTCCGCCGACATTTTCAACGGTAAAAGAATACTTTGGTGCGGCGTTTTTTAGCGGCTTACGAAACAAAAATTCACCTTTTGGCGAGGCGTAGAAAACCAGGCCGCGGGATGTAGCTGCGTCCCGGAGTATGTCGAAAACGGTTTGTCCCGGCTCAGTCTGTAATGTACCCACGACGTTCAGTTGTTCGCAGCCAGGCTCGAAAACAATTGGCTTGCGCCCCACTACTGGTACGTCGGCCAACAACGTTTCGGCCAGATACCGAATTGTCTTACCGGTAAATGTTTGCCATTTGTCTGTATAATGATCTGTACATTGGCCTACAATATCCCGACCGGTAACATAACAGTACTCACCTTCTTTGGTATATGAATTTCCGACAATATCAACAATACCAGTCATCGCAAGAACGTCATTAATATACAGGCAGCATTCATCGCCCGGTTGCGCCGAGAAGTCCGGTCTTGAGGACGAAAACGAAAACGACGAATCCGCAGCGTGAAGATCAGAGCTAATAGAGTATTGAAGGAACCGGCTGAATTTTCCATTCGGCAATTGCAGAGATATTTCGTCATGGTCTCTCATATATTTTTACCTCTCCACAGGCGAACGTCGGATTCTGAATATCGTTGATTGCTACTATCTTTTCCAAATACCTGTAGGGAAGACCGTACCTGCGACACAGCACATGCACGGGGGTTATGACTCCCGATGTATCAACAGTTATTATCCTATCCCGCTGTAACTTTATATTCGTTACATGGTTTTCGAGGGCGGCTGCCATAGTTTTCATCGCGATCATATTTTCACGATTGACATTTAATCCTTCCAGAAGCATGATACGCGCCATGTACAGGCTATTTTCCAATTCGTTTGAACAGTAGAGGCCGACAGCATCGGCCGTTGCTGTGAGGCGTCCCATATTATCAAACGAATTAATTTCAATGTTTTTTTCAAACGCAGCCTGCAGTTGCTCGTCGCTATTATACAAATAGCCGACACACACGCCACAACTCAGGGCTGCACATATACTTGTTGAATTTACAATAATCGCTTTGACCGATTCATCTTCCGACTCATTGCTGAATAGTTTTTTAAGATCGTTTACAGCGCTTTTGAATGACGCTACAAAAGAAGATGGTGATGACTCGACGCTATTCTTTGCGGCAGCGATACGCTCTACAGCTTGGGCGATTGATCCGACAACTCTTCCCGGCAGCCGGGTGCCAAAATCAATTGCGCCAATTATTGCGTCTGCCGGCAAAGCTATCTCTTCCATATAATAATCAATTACCCCTAGCATTCTATCCATATCCGCAACCATATTTCTCACCGTACTGGCAAAGCTTCCGCACTGTGACAATAATGGTATGCCAACGTCAAAATTTATGGTTTTGCTCAGCAGTCCTTTTGAATTCAATCCGAGTTCATTCTCTACGTCAGCCTCGAACGCTCCCATAGCCTGTGTTATACCGCTTGTATAGGCAGAATTAACCTGTGATACAATGTTTACAACTGTGGGAACCTCTTCGCCTAGTTTTTGCTCGATAAATGTAATCGTTATTGTCACGAAATTTTTCCGCTCGTCATGACGGACTCGCGGGTTCGAAATACGGCCCATGATGGAGCCGTACCGGGGATGAACCAGCTCATAGAGTAAGCCGGAGCGGATATGTTCTAAAAATTCATAATGATTGTTGTACTTACTCTTGTTAAAAATGCAATCAAACGTTATTCTCCTGGCCTTCTCGCCCATATAATCCAATGCAGCTCCGTCGGCAAACGGATACGTATATTCGGCAATCGAGTTCTCGAACGTGTCTTCGATTTCCAGCATTTCCAAGACAAATGAATCAATCCTGGCTACAAAACTCGGCATTAGCGGGCCTCCGGATGCTGGAAATAATCCTCGATAAACGTTTCGCTGTGTACGATACTGTCATCCGGCAAATCCCTGACAGCAGCCCCGTACATCTTTCCCTCTTTATCAAATTTCAAATCCATCCTGATATTGTTTCTCAGCGATACCGACGGCATAGCAGACGCCGACGTTTTTCTGCCAGTATCCAGAACTCTTGAAAAACCTGCCTGCCCGGCAAAGTTTCGATCTGCCTTTTCCTGCTTCATCAATCGGGCTTCATTTTGTATTACTTTTGCTGCCGCGACCACAGCAACGCCGATCAGCGCAATATTGCCCATAGTCTGTATTAAATTACCCATTCCCATTTTCGTTTTTGCCGCGTCTTCCAATTTAGTAAATTCCTGGAAGCTCCCCCCTGAAGCTGATCCCATGCCAGCCATACCATTAACGACCCACACCGGAGTCGCTCCGCCATACTTGCCTAGCGCCCCACCCATAGCGCCGCCCAGTCCACCTTTGCCTTTCAATAATCCTGCCATGCCCAAACCGATCTTACCAATCTTATATACCGCAAAAATCCCAAGCAGTACCTTCCAATGCTCAATCGCCTTGCCCAGCCAGCCCACCATTTCACCGATAGCTTTGCCGAGTGATTGAAACCTGGCGTCGAGTTGCTTGAGTTTTTCGGGATTTGCAAGCAGTGTCTGCATCGCGGCGTTTATTTTTTGTAAAGACGGGAACATCGACGATTCACCCAGCTTTTCTCCTAAGGCTACCATCCTGCCCAACTGGGCAGATATGCTCTGCATGGACGTCTCAAAGTATCGTGCAATCGTGCCGTCGTAACTACCAAGCACAAATTCGTCGAGCCGTTCAAACTTCCCGGTCTTACGGAATGCTGATGACAGTTGCGATACCGCGCGTATACCCATCTCACCAAAAATATCCTGGAGCTTCGCCTCATCACCTTTTGCCGCCTTAACAACACCTTTGAGCATTTCATCAAGAGGTTTGAACTTGCCCTTATCGTCACGAATATCAAATCCAATTTTAATCTTTATCTGTTTTTCTTTTTCGATCAGCGCTGATAGTGTCCGCTCGACTGCTGTCGTTGCTTCCTCCGCAGTTCCAGTCCCGGCCATAGCAATCTGAGAAAATGCTCCGATTCTTCTTAAATCATTTTCGCCTGTCATATTCAACCTGGCAGCCGTTGAAAATAATCGCGGGGCAAGACCTGCGAGATTTTTGAGAGTGTATGCGCCCGCCTCCCCCTGCCCTGTTAGAATGTCAAGCGCAGCCATTAATCCTTCCGGCTTTATATTGAATTTTTCGTCAAGTTGCGATGCTAATCCGCCAAGGTCAACCATCTCTGCCCCGGTTGCACGTGAGGCTATTGCCAAATCATTAAATGTCGCAACTGCAAATTTGACATTTCCAGTACGCTCAATGATTTGGTTCATGCCTGTAACAATATCGGACCTCGACAGTCCAGTCTGCAGGGCAACCTGAAACGTCTCTTCCCGAAGCCCCATCAGAGCCTTCCTGGTCATATTTCCCTGGTTACCCAGCCTAATGAGTTGTTCGTCAAATTTGATTATATTTCGCCCCAGGGCAAATAGACCCGCAGTTCCTCCTACAAGGCCAAGCTGTCCGGGAATTGATCCGAGCGACCGCTTAATTCCTGCGGTCATGCCCATCATCATTGTTCGGGTGCGTGTCGTAAATGATTGTACTTCGCGGGAGCCTGCATTCAGGCCAGAGCGGAGGCGGGATACATTGGCGCCTAATACCAGTTCAGCATTAAAATCACGCGCCATATATTCCCCTTTTTCGTTGGGGCGGGTTTCAAACCCGCCCTTACCTCGTTGTTGGGGCTGGTTTCAAACCCGCCCTTACCTCGTTGTTGGGGCTGGTTTCAAACCCGCCCTTACCTCGTTGTTGGGGCTGGTTTCAAACCAGCCCTTACCTCGTTTATGGTTTTTCTATATGATAGGTTTCCGCATCGTTGCCGGTATCCGTTCCCGGCTCTTTATGTTCAAGCTGGTTGAATGCAACCAGCATCATCAGTTGCGCTTCGGTAATCTCTGCAGACGGCCTGCCAAAGTAATAATAAGCCTTCTCAGCACATACATATCTGAGATATTCAATACTATTTGAGAATTTTTTTTTATGTCCTCGATCAACGCATCAACCTCTTTATCGGACATTTCAGCAATTTTGGGCGAGCACTCGGCCTGAAACGAATTTTGCTGATCGATCAGCGACTTACGAATCTCGGAACTAATACATGAACAGAATACGTCAAAATCATCAAAAACCCGCCTTCCATCCCCGTCCACAATAGCAAGATACAGGCAGTACGAGTCCTTAAGAGCATTGCGTTCATCGATATTGCCCAGGGATAGCGACCGCTCTCTATACGCTCCGTCACAGTACTGCTCTGCCCGCAGAGAATCCATTTCTGACAGTATTCTTAGATATATGTCCTGATCCGAGCCCGGCCACGTGGTGAGTTTACAGTTAGTAATCCCGTTTTTTATCTTTGTTATATCCATTTACAGATTCTTTCCCAATTTTGTTGGGGCGGGTTTTAAACCCGCCCTTACTACTGCTATATACGGGCTAGTCTGAATCCAGCACCCATTGTACGGGCGGACTTCCAACCCGCCACCTAATGTACGGGCGGGTTTCTAACCCGCCCCTTATTTATCGCTCCGGCTACCCGCAAATACCGTAATTGTTTTAACCAGCTCATTTTCTCCGTCGATTGTTTCACCGCCGATATTCAGACATTTGCAGTCTCCAAACTGATATGAGCCTCCGCCAAACTTGGTAACCTTCACGACTGCGGTACCGTCCAGCGTAGCCTCGAAATCAAACTCGGTCTGACCTTTGGGAGGTACATAGTCGATTGTAAATGAATTTTCAGGCGTGACGTCCGCGTAATCGGTAAAATTCATCAGCTTCACGATCTTGGAGATTTCGCGATCGTTCGTTTTAAAATTCTTGAAATCCCGCATTTCCGATCCGTTAATGAATATTCTACAGCGTGATACTCTGGGCATAAATGCTCCTTAAAGTTGGGGCATGCGCCAACCGCTGCCATGCCCTTATATTATTTAAACCGGCTTCTGCCGTTTGTTTTCGCGGGAGCTGCGGCAAATAAATAACCGCAGCTCCTAATCATTATGGTGCTGTCTCTTTTAAATTAATCTTATCGTATTCACAATCTGATGCAATCCCGGCACGATATCCGCCGGTATGTCTACATTACACCGTCCGGCTACTGATGAACTGGGTGTGGCTACAATGCCGTCCCGGTTTGCATCGACATTCTGAGTTACTTCAAACTCTTCGGTTTCCGCCTTCTTTAAAACCGCATAGACACTGTCCTGTAGATTTTCCCGCGTAGTTGCTGAGTTTTTGGCGTTTTTGTAATTGTTTCGCTCCATGTTGTTTATCTGTATTCGCAGCCAGTCAAGCGCACGCGGCACGGTCAGGTCGGTGAGCTTGTCTACATACCCACCCCCCGCATTGGAGATATATGTTGAACGAGCCATGACAATAGCGGCTTGTTCATTCAGAGAATGAAGCGGTGAGCCTCCGTTAAGTATAATCGCGTTCTTTTGTGTTTCGAGGAGTCTGTCCACTACTTCGGGAACGTCGATACCGGGAACGATATAATCGTCTATAGTATCGCCGGGACGAGGTTGTGTGCAGATAACCGCTGCGCATGCCGCACCGAGTTCGTAGTACGTGCTTCGTATGCCGGACAAATAAAATCCGAAAGTACGATAGTGATTGTAGGTGCTGGTCAGGCTGTTAAATGCCGCCAGATTATCCACCTTGTCCGTATAACCAAAAACCTGTATACACCCGCGCTGCTCATCGCCATCGGACAGATCGTCAATATGGGTTTTCATAGCGACCATATTTGAACTTGCTCCGACGTCAAGATATGGATTGACATAAATTGTATAATCCGCCGGATATAGTATCGCGAGTATCCCGCTGACCGCATCCAGATCGGCGGCTCCTGAACCCGGAGTCGTGGTCGCGATAACCGTGGTTACCCCGCTGGGAAATACAGTGTTTTCAATCCGTACGTATGTGCTATGCAGTCCTTTGTTTACACAAGTAATAGTTACGACACCGATGGCCGAGGTCGCGGTAAACGGCTGTTCAAGATTCGCATTTATCGCAGCAGCCAATCGTGTCGCGATTGTCGTCGGAGTGTCAGCCGCAACTATCGCAATCTCTATCTTCTCTGCGCCTATATATAATGTATAGGCTCCATCGACTACTGTACCTACAGTTATTGTGATAGTTTTTATGCTGGCGACTCCGGCTCCGGGATCCGCAATCGGCATGACCCATACATTCGCCTTTGGATTCGCACGAAGAAACGCCCTGGCTACCTGGTACGCCATTGAGTGGCTTCCAAATCGTGTGCGGCATGTCGGTATATCAAATATTTGTTCTGGCACATTCGATGTACAGAGACCGGCCGACGTATGCTGCGCCAGTAAAATTACCTTATCACCTACCGGCACAAAACCGGCAGCTTGGGATACAAGATCGAAAAAGGAGTATACCCCGGGAACCTTATACTGTACTGACAACGTGTTCATATATATCTTTCCTCCAATTGTTGGGACGTCCTTACTTTATCATTTTCGGCTGTACGGGCGGGTTTCTAACCCGCCCCTACTTTATCATTTTCGGCTGTACGGGCGGGTTTCTAACCCGCCCTTACTTTATTATTTCCGGCTGTACGGGCGGGTTTCAAACCCGCCCTTACTTTATCATTTCCAGATGTACGGGCGGGTTTCTAACCCGCCCTTACTTTATCATTTCCGGCTTTACCGGTTTAACAACTTTTTTCTCTTTGAATATTCTCAGACTCCCGTCCGCAAGCATGGACATGCACAACTCGTCGAGCGGGACTTGTACAGGCAGAGTCCCGATGGTACTGTGTCTGTCCCATGGATTGATAAACGGAGTATCTGTAATGACCATTATATATTCTTTCATAGCTTCATACCTATCTGCCTCTGCAGTGCCCTTCCAAGTTTTGTTTTCATATTACGACCGGCTACCGCCGATCGCAATTTGCTTCTCAGCAAATATACTGCCGGATTAGAAAAATTATCCGGGAGATTATTAGAGGCCCCATCAACCAGGGACACGCATCGTTTGGTGGCGTTTTCAACGACAGCTTTAAACAAATTTTCCTTACCATTCGCTGTCATGGTGGCATTCAAATCATTCAGAGCTATCTTCTGAGCCAAGTCCAACGTTTTATTCAGTTCGGCGTTCCTGATTCTCGATCCCTGAATCACAATGCTTAGAAACCGCCAAAGCCATGATACAATTTCGTCATCACGGGGGGTGGGCGTCAGACGAACCACAATCGTGATAATCTGCCATACGGCCAGGACTATCGCGGCATAGAGAACAATTTGCTGCTCATTCATGGTATTACTCCTAATTTACATTTACTATATCGGTTACTAGTTCATTGGCGGCCAGACCATCTAGCAGCCACTTGTTTGCAATCGTCAATAGATCAGCCGCATCGTCCTCATCAAACTCACTCTGCTCGATCTCAAATCCCCATCGAAGCCGCAAATCAAACATAATAATCCCGGCCTCTGCCAGTTCTGGGTTGACAACCTCCACTGCGACGTCCGGCTCAAACGGATCCATATCGATTTCTTCGCCATCTTTTTCTATTATCTGTCCTTTGAGTACCTGGGCAACACCCAGCACGATAGGATAAACTCCATGTCGCTTGAACTCCTCTTTATTGACAGATGCTACACATTTAAACATAATGTATATATGTGTAATAGCACGCACAGAACTGGTTCTAACCGTGTTCTGGGAAAACCGAAACTCGTCGGATGCAACCATTGCCATTGGCCAGCGGAGTGTCTTCGACGGATTGACTTCCACCGTAAAATCCATGATATTGAGCAATCCCTTGAGCTTATCCTGCAATAGAGATATCACTCCCATCTCAACGTCGTTTACAATTTCTTTATATGATGACATAAATCTATTTGCCCTATTCCGTACGGACAGATCACTGATCTGTCCCTCTCTACATTAACGACAACAAATCATCTGTAAACACACGATCATCTTCCGTTTTGCTCGATACGCTGTCGAGACGCCGCTGTTTCCCGGGAATCCGCAGCTTACCTTCTTTGATCTGTGTCATAATTTTCGTCACATATTCCCGCTTTTTGACAAGACCCTCCGGCATATCCGTGTCATGAGCCCGATCAAAAAGCATATATACAGTCAAATGCCCCGATAAGTACCTGATTATATCAGGCGTCGGTGACACCGGTACTGTGTAGTGATCCGACAAATGCGCATCAATCAACGCATCCGCATCGGAGATTCGTGCAATCAATACCGTATAGGGATCATTGGCTGGATTTGCCACAAATTCCCCGACATTGGAATCGTCGCATAATTCCAGCAGCCGCTTTTCCGGTATAATCGTTTTTATATATGGTAAATCGCTGTACATATATCTCGTTTATTTAAAAAAGAGAGGGCCAGCCAAAGGAGTAAAAGCCAACCCTCTCCTTGCTGGTGAAAAATTTTTCACCTTCATGTCAAAAAAACCACATTTTTCGTATTTTACGCAAAAACACACTCAACCTACCTCATACATGCGTTCTAACTGCGTTTAAATTGGGGGTATCACCGTTTAAGAAATCGACTTCGCAAAAAAGTGGTGTCTAGCTACCCCTTAAAATTTATCCTCGGTTCTATGCCCGTCTAATCGCTTCCTAGAGGTTCCGGCAAAAACTGCCGTTTTTCACCATTTTTTAGGCAATGCAATCGCTGAACAAATATCCGTAATCCGCCTCGGCAATAACCTCTTTTGTCGATTCTCCTGCTCTGATAATTACCCCGCCCCGTAATCCAATATTAGGGTCAGGAATCTGTCCGGATAGCCGGGTACCCCATCGTGCGGTAAAACCAAAGGTATCGGCACTGAGTTCGTTGATGTTCTGTGGAATGTATAACAGGGCAAGGAAGTCACCCCAGAGTCCAACCAGCGCCGGAGTTAATCCCTTTTTCGCACTGGAATACCGACCCATGCCAACCAGAACCTTATCAACTTCAAACAATTCGGCGACCGCCTGACGAGCGGCTGCACCGGCGTCTCCTGAGTTTCGGTTCGTTGCTTTGACGATTGATGCGTGCTGACGGAACGTTGACCAGGTTGCGGAACCAAACACCATTACATTCGGTCTTAGAAGCGGTACATCCATCGCATCAAGTATCTTCTTTATCGGGACACTGGATGCATGAGAAAACTGATCGGTGCCCGCTAGCGTCGCTTTATTGGCCGCCGCATAATTGCCTGCTCCAAATACCAATGTCGCTACCCGGTTTTCGCGACCAAGTAGAATATCCGCCAGGATAGTTTCTGTTGCATTCCTCATGAGTCTACCCTGATCCTCGGCCTTCACATTATCCATGTCTGCCTTGGTAATCGGGAAATCCTCTCCATCATCCTCGGTAATTCCAGCCACCTCAGTCCAACCCGTGGTAACACGGTTCGGCGCCGAAGTCCTTCCCACCTTAGTGTCTTTTATTCTGTACGATTCCGCCTTGTCGCCTTTTCTGTACTTAAATGTCTGCTTGGAAACCTGTACGTATGGAAGCACTTCGTCGGCGATAAACTTTCCGTTTTTATAACTGATAGCTACCGCTGTCAGATCGTCATCTACTGGTACATCTGCAAGGAGCACCGTACCGAAACTAAAAAACAACATGGTGACGTCGATCGACGTAGGATCGACATTCACAGTCTGTGCAAATAGAAATGACAGGAGTTTAGACAAATGATCTACATCGACAATGCCACTGGAAAACGATACCCCCACTGCCGCAATCACGAACATTATTGATAGCGTGATAAAGCTAAAAACAGACTTTTTTTTCATACCTCTTTATTCCTTTCAGAATGTGTTTTATTTAAAAAAATGTTATTTACAAATCCGTACGGGCGGGCTTCAGACCCGCCCCCTGACGTACGGGCGGGTTTCTAACCCGCCCCCTGATGTACGGGCGGGTTTCTAACCCGCCCCCTCTCTCATTTACCACGCCGTGTTGATAATCCGATATGCCATTCTCAGCTTAAGCGGACTGTTACCTGTCGCGATATTGCCCGTAAGCATATGCACTACCACCGCAGCATTTACAACCGGTATCGCATCAACGGCGATCGCCTGGCTCGGACGAGCATAGCGGATCGTATCTGCAGCCTGGTCGATAAAACCGGTGCACTCGATATTGAACAGCGCCAGACCTGCAGCGTTCGTATAGCTGACCACAATATCCTCACCGCCGGCAACACCGTCGTATGCCGCGGAATTATAATCAAGAAATGCTGTCAGACTCACCGGCACGATCGCTTTCAGTAATCCCGGTGCTGCGAGTAATGTGATCGGCGTCGTGAACAGCGCGAGCACTTGCGCGGTAGTCAATGTCAGGTCCGCAATGCGAATATCGGACTCTAATGCAGGGACTCTCGATCCGAGCGGCTGCATCGTGAACTTGATAATTGCGCCTGCTGTTCCTGCTTCCTCCGCAGTCCCGATATGCGTAATCGGTACGTCCGCTGTAGCGTCGGCAACCTTTACCGCAGCTCCGTTTGCGTCTGATACGAGGATATCGCCATACGCAACCGTCCCGCCAAGAATCACTTCCGAGATTCCGGCCTTTATCACGTCCAGCCGCTGCCCGACGTCCGGAGCGCCCAGCTTGTCCGATACTCCCGCAAACGCGAACGACAACGCTGTGTTTTGTTTAACGGTTCCTTCTACGGTTCCGTACGTTAGAATTCTGTGTTTGAGAATTGCAGCTTCTGCTTTATAGTTTTTGATGAGTAGTGTGTTTCCGTCCACCGTTTACCTCCTGGTAAATTTTTTGTATTTATGAATTGTTGATACCCTTATCATTTATTTCCACCTGTTGGGGCACGTTTCTGTTGGGGCACGTTTCTGTTGGGGCACGTTTCAAACGTGCCCCTACCGTTTATATCTATTTTTTGAATCTCTCAGGATTTGCTCTGACAAATCCCACCGCATCCGCGTAACTGATTTTTGTTCCCTTTTCAGCCATTTCAGCTACATAATCCTGCGCGCATGACGCCAGCTCCAAAACAGTAATCGTTCTATCGGTTGCGCCATCGGTGGCTACCTCTCGTAGCAGATTATGTACCGGCCGCATGTCAATCTGCCGCTTGTACGCGATAACCTCCGGAGTATTAATGTCAGCGCCTGCAGAAGCCATCTCAGCCCTTGATAGAGCAACCAGATTATTGACCAGTATATCTCTTTCCGCTGGATATACCTTATCAGCCTTAGAATCCACAAACCCGGCAAACTCAGCACGCGCCCTGCTAAGGAATTCCGCTTTTGCGGCAATCTCAAGTTGAGCGATCCGGGTATGTGCTGTGGCAAGCGCCTCTGATATTTTTGTTATCTCGGTTTGTGCTCCGGCAAACAATGCCTGGTAATCAACTGACTGCATAGCTGAATCCCCGGACGCCGCTGAATCTCCGGAAGCCAATGATGTTGTGATGGCTTCGTCAACATTTGCAGGCGCAGGCGAGCCTATATATTCCAAATCGTAGTTGTTAAGAATCTTGTCCGCAGTCTCAATGTCATATTTGGAAATAATAAACTCGCGCAATCCGGTCAGTATACGCGACAGCGTATCGAACCGCCCTTCGATCCAGCCTGTTACGCTTCCCTGCGCGAACTCCGCATTACCGGGTCGCCAGTCATCGCAGTCCGATTCTATTGTCCCGGTACCGTCTGCCGCAAATTCCACCATGCCCAACCCATCGACCGCCGGAACCCAGGCGCCCAAAAAGGCTATATGGTTCAACTGCCACTTATCATTGATCTTGTGTAATCCGGCGGACACCCGTGGGAATTTTCCCTCATTTACCGCAGCCGCAAATTCCGCGACCAGCTTACCCGGCGTGAACTGTACCATATCCCCAACCCTGCGAAGGGCTGCGGCAAAGCCGTAACTCGGCTCCTTTTGACCTTTAGGATGGCCGATAGTAAACGACGCCGCCAACTTTTTCGAATCGTATGACCGTGCAATATTGTCAAGATCATTCGCCGTAATAGTTATATCGTTACCATTCGCGTCCTTGAATGTGCCCGGTTTGAGCAGGTTAAACCATTTCATTTTAAATCCTTTCGATTGACAATAATTTTTTCATACTTAAAACATAACAAATTGTATGCCGAATAACTTTCTAACCCAGTTTAGAAATTTATTTCTGCGTTTTGATAGTAATTTATTCAGTAGCTATATAGCTACTGATATTATCAGTAGCTATATAGCTACTGACGGATTTTCTGTAGATTTTAATATGGAGAATATATGCATTTTGACGCCACTTTGTTTACAACTGTATACCAGGTGATTGGATTGCCTGCGGCCTTGATGTTGATCTACTGGATAGCCATGAAATGGATGCATGACCAGGGTACTAAAATCAACGCAGATCGGATTGAGCATATCAGGAAGTGGGATAGTATGGTTCAGTCCTATGAAAAGCAGAACAAGCTACAGATACAGTCTCATCAGGATGAAATCGAGCGTATGTTCAAGTTGCATGAGCGCCAGACATGCGTATCCGAAATGAATGCTGCTGAGCTAATTAAGATAACTGAGGGAGTTCGGCAGATTCATGATTGTATACAGAAACTGTCGCCCAAAGTTATCGGCACCAGCCCGGCTCCAAATAACCAGCACGGATATTCAAATTCATTTTAACAATAGGGAGGATGTTAATGCGTGAAGAGCTACTCAAATATCGAGGCATGCTTGTCGAAACCGAACGAAAAATCGCTGAACTCGATGTTATCATCGCCGCAGACGTATCAAATGCCCGCTCACTGCTCAATCCGTTCCAGGAAGACCATACGCGGCTAGACACCGCCAAGGTAGTCGCCGTTGCAAACCGGATTCATGAGAATGTCGAGCTGCTACGTAAGGCTATGGAGAAAGCCGTTGAGCTGCGGGAGGCTATCGCATGAAACGACAGATACTCGAACCCATTGCGGAGCGTATGTATGTCGTTGACCAGATGACTCTGAACACCATTTCAACTGACCTTAAACTCGCAGAGAAAACTGTTTGGACTTGGAAACAGGATGGCAACTGGGATGTAAAACGCGACCAATATCTGAAAACAAAAACCGACTTCCATGCCGACCTTTATAATTTTGCACGCAAACTGATGAAACTGATCGACATGGACATGGAGCGCATGATCGAGTCGCCGCTTGTTGGCGATGAAGAACGCGATAAGCGCCTGGAGTCCCGTATCAACTCCATGAGCCGGCTACTCGACAAATTACCCAAAACCAAAGATTACGAAAGCAAAATCAAAAACGAAGCCGAAGCCGAGAACCGAGCCGACGTCTCCGGCGACGCCATTGCGCAAAAAGTCAAGGAGATACTAGGCGGATAACAATAACCGTACGGGCGGGTTTTCCTTAACCCGCCCCGTACACCATAACCGTACCGGCGGGTTTTCCTTAACCCGCCCCGTACACCATAACCGTACCGGCGGGTTTTCCTTAACCCGCCCTGTACACAATGACAACGACATTATGATAAAAGCACTCGAATCCTACTTCTTCAAATACCAACTCGACTACCTGGCCGACCGCTCCCGTATTAAGCTCCTGGAGAAATCCCGCCGTATCGGCGGCTCATACATGCAAGCCTTCGAGGATGTCGAAGACATCGTCACCCGTCGCGAGTATACCCCCGGACGTCCGGTCGAACGTATCTACTTTGCCTCAAAGGATGAACTCGCCGGTAGAGAATATATCGAATATTGCTACAAATGGGCAAAGATTTTCAACATAGCTGCAAAGGAACTCGGCACCGAAATCGTCGATGAAAAGACCGGAGCAAAGGCGTCTGTCATAGAATTTTCCAACGGTGGCAAGATATACGCCCTCTCGTCAAGCCCTACCGCCTTCAACTCCAAGGGCGGCAAAATAGTCTGGGATGAAGCTGCTCTGCATAAGGACCAGCGCCAGATGTGGGCGGGCGCAAAACCTGCGTCGCTCTGGGGATATCCTATCCGGATACTCTCAACGCACAAAGGCAAGAAAACCCTGTTTTATAAATTCTGCGAGGATGTTAAAAAGGGTAAGCTCAACTGGTCGCATCATATCGTTACCCTGCCGCGCGCTGTCAATGACGGACTCGCTGATAAAATCCTCGGACGCAAACTCACCGCTCAAGAACGCCTCGACTGGGTCGAGCAGCAACGAAAAGACTGTAACGACGACGACATCTTCAACGAGGATTTCCTGTGCCTGCCCGTAGACTCAACCACGGCTTACTTTTCCTATGAACTCATCGAGTCCTGTACTCGCGATAAAATATTGCTTCCCTTTGAGGAACTCAAAAACTGCAAAGGCCCGCTCTATGCAGGTTGGGACATTGCGCGGTACCGGGACATGTCCGTTGTAATTGTCCTGGAGAAATCCGCTGTGCAGTATATCGTGCGGCATATACGTATTATGGATAAAACTCCGACCCCGCTGCAGAAAAACATTGCCGATGAATTTCTCCGGCTGCCGAATCTCATGCGTATGTGTCTGGATCAGACAGGCATGGGTATTCCCATCACCGAAGACATGCAGAAATCTCACGGAGTCTACCGTGCTGAGGGCGTTACCTTTACGAATCAGGTAAAAGAGGTGCTGGCGACGTCTCTCAAAAACGCATTTGAGGACATCGCCGTCATTGTTCCCGACGATTATGTGCTCAAAGAATCTATGCACTCAATCCAGAAAATTGTCACCGCTGCCGGCAATACCCGATATGATGCTGATCGTACGGATCAGACCGGGCATGCGGATATGTTCTGGGCGCTGGCGCTTGCCTATCATGCCGCTGTTGATCCGTCAACCGGCCCTGCATGGGCATGCTCCACCAGTCCAATATTCACGTCTACCTATTCCGATTATAACAGTTCTATGTTGAAACGATACTAATTATTTGTACGGGCTGGTTTCTAACCAGCCCAAAGGATAAACTATGGCAGAAAATTTTATACAAAACGAGTCCAAACCCAAACTATCCCTTCTTCGCTCAGAGCTTGCTACGCGGGAAACTGCGTCATTTATCAGGGAGTTCTATGAAACGCTGCCCAACCCCGATCCTATCCTGCGCAAGGCCGGTATTTATATCCAAACCCTGCGGGAAATCCGCCGCTACCCCCGTGTATCAAGCGCTATACGGAGTCGCAAGTCAGGATTCTTCAAGCGTAATACCCAGGTACTAGCCAACGACGCATCTCCCCAAACCGTCACCTTCATTGAAGACTGCCTGAAAAAAATCAATATGCGCACAGTCATTTCCGAGATACTGGATTATTTCGGATTCGGCTATCAGGTTAGCGAAATCGTCTGGCAGCAGGATGGACAGGACATTGTCCCCGTTAAAATCCAGGCTAAGCCGCAGGAGTGGTTTAAGTTCAATTCCCAGAACCATCTTCTATTCTGTCCGGAACTCGGACTTCCCACAGTCGTTGACAACTACAAATTTCTGCTCACACAGAACGAGGCCGACTATCTCAACCCCTACGGCGTTGGCGCATACTCAGACTGCTTCTGGCCCGTAACATTTATCAAAGGCGGAATTAAATTCTGGGCGAGGTTTATTGAAAAATTCGGTATGCCGCACATTGTCGGGAAAACCCCTCGTTCTACCGAAGACGCTGAGCGTAACAAGTTCTTAGCCGATCTTGTTGTCGCCATACAGAACAGTGCTACCGTTATTTCGGATGACAAGGCCGTCGAATTTCACGAATCTGAACGGTCCTCGTCTACCGAAGCATACAAAGAATTTACCGCATATCACAATGCCGAAATAGCAATTGCAATCCTTGGGCACGAGGGCACGCTCACAGCCACGCCCGGAAAGCTGGGAAGCAGCGCTGACGCCATGCAAGCCCGCGACGATCTTATTGACTCGGATTGCATCGCCGTCGCCGCTACTATCAATATGCTTATCCGCTGGATTCTCGAACTTAATCCTCACCATGCGTCCGGCGGTATCCCGACCTATGACATTTACGAAGATGAATTTGTTGACAAAACACTTGCCGAGCGTGATGAAATCCTCTCCCGCACCGGAATAAAATTCAAATCGCCCTATTATCAGAATGCCTATAATCTATCCGAAGATGATTTCGAGATTGCCACTCAATCACCTCAATCCGCCACATTCGCCGCCACTCCTACATCCCCCGTACGGGCGATATCCCCCGTACGGGCGGGTTTCAAACCCGCCCCGACCGCTCCCCAGCAAATCATCGCCAAAGCCGAATCGGAAATCTCCCACGACGAAATTATTGACACCGTGCGAAACATGGCTGAAAAGGCCGGTAGCTTGGAAGAATTTCAGGCCACACTCCTGGATTCCTATAAAGATTTTTCTGAATCCAAAACCGCCGCCCATATCCAGCAAGCCCTGACTACCGCCGATCTCGCCGGCCGCCTCGACATCGCCAATCTCGTACGGGCGGGTTTCAAACCCGCCCCCTCCACAGAGGCCCCGAATGCCTAACATAAATTACGGCACTCTCCCCTTCGACGAGGCCATCGATTTTATCCGCAATAAAATCGACCTGCCCACAAAAACCTGGTCCGATATCACCAACGATATGCACGGCCGTGCCTTTGTGGTGGCAGGAGCTATGAAACAAGAAATCGTTTCCGACTTTCATTCGGCAATTCTCAAGGCCGTCACCGATGGTACAGACATCGCTCAATTCAGAAAAGATTTTGATTCCATCGTTGCAAATCACGGATGGACATACAACGGGAAACGCGGCTGGCGCAGTTCGGTAATACTCGACACAAATCTCTCGACCGCCTACTCAGCCGGTAGAGAAAAGCAGAGAAGAGCCGAATCTGTCATTGCCGCTTTCCCAAACAATACCTATCGCACGATGGATGATTCCCGGGTGCGGCCGCTACACCAGTCCTGGAACGGCGTTACCCTGCCCTGGAACGATCCCTGGTGGGCGACACATCAGCCCCCGCGAGGTTATGGTTGTCGATGCTGGACAGAGCCTACAGCGGGCGTTCCAGACCGATCAGCCCCCGACAATGGCTTTACCGAATGGAAAAATCCCGCAACCGGGCAGGTCGAAAGTATCCCGGCGGGCATTGATCCCGGATTTGCGTATAATCCCGCTGATGCCGCCTGGGGACGGGAGATGAACTGTAAGGTTGCCGACGAGGATGAGCGCGACACATGGACGCCCATACAACAACGACATCTGGAAAATTACAACCGCCCTGCGAAAGTCCCCCTGGATGCCGTCAACACAGTGCCCTATGCGAACCACGCTACCACTGAAGACGTACTCCGGAAGCATTTACAAATCGCGATTGGAGGCGAATCGAAGACCTATAATAACCCGATTGGAGAAATGGTATTGATAAGCCAGGGACTGTGCGATCACATAATGAAAGA